CTGTAACTCTGAATACTGTAGTTACGCCCGACAACAATCTGGCTCTTTATTGGCTATCTCGTTCACAGTCCGTTATGGGCGTTTTCCCTATTGATACAACGCAGTGGGCGAAAGTAACTATCGAGAACCCTGCCGCATACAGCGTACAGGGTGGAACACTGGGGCGTACAGTTAGTTTTAAGTGCAAATTTGAAATTGTAGAAGCTTGATATTATGGAAGTTAAGATACGAATTGATGGGGTTTTGATTGATGGCGTGACGCCCGGCTCCGTAAAGTTGAATATCAATAATCCCGACCCGCTGAAATTCACTGACCCGACAGTGAGCTATACGGCTAGTATATCGTTGCCTCGTACAGAGACGAACGACCGGGTGTTCAAGTCCGAGCGCTTTCCTAACTTGTACACCCGTACAACTCCATACGTTGCACAGTTAGATTTCGATGGCCTTGCAGCGCCACTTGGAGGAAACTCTTATCGGGCACGAGTATCAGCGTCACCGGATGGATATACCGTTGAGTTGATAGAGTCTATTTCTAAACTGTCTACAGCCCTTGGGCCTGTCGCTGTCCGTCCGTCTATCACATCCGCAGCCTACTGGGCGGCAAAGTATGATGACGCAATAAAAGAAGCATATCCCGGAACGTTCGTTAGACCTTCCCTGTTTACGCAGGACGATGGCATTTTGATATACCCGGCATACTTTGCAGACGTGAAGACCGTTACCGCAGCCGATTATGTGGATAGTTCTACAGCGTTGGCATACAAAGGTGGGCACGATGGCGACCTAGGCGCTACGTACCCATCGGGCATAATGCTTCCGACCGATAACGGAGTTTCGGCAGCTTTGGAAAGATTGACAGGTACTAATCTAGTTTTGCAAGTCGATACAGGAAGCTACTTCATACTGCCGCCTTCGACACCTGCAACGATATATCTGTTTAGCAGCCGCTCGGGAGCACAGACGATACCGTTCGTGAGAGGCACTTTGAGAGGTGACGGAAACTATGAATATACGTGCCCTACTGCAACGACCGCATCTTTAACGGTTACTCCGTCCGATGGGCAGTTGATGCAATTCGGTTTGTCACCTTCAACGTCTTCGCTTGTGTACTCCCACATCCCGGTGAGCACTGTGCCGACGTCGGAAGGGTATTCGATAAGTCTAACAATAGTATCAGTAGGAACGCCTACCTATTCACGTACGTTAGCGGATAATATGGGACTTAGTACACCGTTCGAGATTGTACAGGCGTATTGCAAAGCGTTTTGCTGGACTTACTCATTTACTAGCAGACCGTTTACGTTGACGCTTAAACCCTTCATAAACCCGCTAACCACGGCTGAGTATCGGCAGGATTGGACGGGAAGGATTGATACAACAACGATTAACATCTCAGAACCGAATGGCGCAGCCCGGACGTACAAAGCACAGGTGGGAGACTTGAACGTCTCTGTAGGCGGTGCGAACAGGGCTATTGCAGTCGTTTCTACAGTAGGTGAGAGCGCTTTACCCGTTACGCCCGGTAGCCTAGGAGAACGCCCGTATGCGACGATGATCCGCAAGTATTCAACGGGAACGTGGTATCCGGATAACTATTTTAATCGGGCTAGCGGTTACAGGGCGACCGTTGCGGGACACTATGCAAGATTCAGCAAAGGTTGGCAAGCAAAAGCAACTATGAACCTGTCGTACTTCGACATAAAGAATATGCGTCCTGACGCTCTGTATTATGTTGACGAGCTGGGCTCATGGTTCTATC